ACCCGGCCCGCACTCGGTTCAAAACCGATTGGGATGGCCTATACACCGGCGAGGGCCCGGCAGCCGGCGGCACCCCCATCCTCGAGGATGACATGGCATTCCACCACGAGGCCGGCGCCGACGCCCAATCGGCCCAATACATCGAGGCCCGCAAACTCAGCCGAGAGGAGGCCGCCGCCGCCTATCACATCGACCCACTATGGGTTGGGATTCATGGCAGCGGCGAGGCTTTCGCCTCGGTTGTCGAGAGGCACAAAGCCCTATATCAGGATGACCTAGGGCCATGGGTCGAAATGCTCGAAGATGACTTCACAACCCAGGCATTGCCGCTATTCGACCCCGACCCGGCCGGCCTCTACGTCAAGCTCAACATCGCCGCCAAGCTCCGCGGCTCGGTCACCGACCAAGCCGAAAGCATCAACCGCCTAGTCGGTAGGCCCATCCTCAGCGCCAACGAGGGCCGGGCTCTCATCGACCGCAACCCCATCGACGGCGGCGACGGACTCACAGTCCCGCTCAACGTAGTTGTCGGCGGGCAGACCGTCCCAGGAGAGGCCCCACCGGGCCCCACCGGCGAGGCCTCGAGACCGCCAGCGACCAAGGCCCGCGAGAGCGGGGCCAAAGCTCTCGGCATCACCCCGGCACAGCGGGCAGCCCTCGAGGCCGAGCACCTTGCAGCCCATACCGCCGCTCTCGAGCGGACGTTCAGCCGGCAGGAGGCCGAGGTCCTCTCGACTCTCGGCGCGGTGCCCACAGCCGAGCTCGCCGAGCTATTCGACCAAGCCCGATGGGACGAGGAGCTCGCCGCCGACCTCCTCGGCCTCGCCCTCGAAACCGCCGGCGCCTACGGCGCCGAGGTCGCCGAGGCTCTCGGCTTCGAGGAGCTCGACCTCGACCTCATGCTCAACTACCTCGCAACTAACGCCGAGTACGCCGCGGCCAATATCAACGCGACCACAGCCGCCGAGCTCGGCACAGCCCTCCTCGAGGAGGACCGCGGCGACGCCGTCAAGGGCCTATTCGCCGGCACCATCGCCGCTCGAGCCGGCCAGATAGCTCAAACCCGAGTCACCAACGTCGGCTCATTCGCCGCCAAGGACACCGCCCAACAGGCCGGCCGCTCATACAAGGTTTGGGTTGTGACCTCCTCAAAATCAAGGCACCCAGGCCTCGACGGTGAGGCGGTCCTCATCGGTGAGACATTCAGCAACGGGCTCGCATGGCCCGGCGACTCGACGGGCTCAGCCGACCAAACCGCGGGATGCACTTGTTTCCTCGCGTTTGAATGAGCGGCCCTCGACCTCTCGCCAACTAGCCTTACCCTCAGCACAGCCACCGACCGAGGAAACAACCATGACAGTCAGGCGCGACACCAAGGCATTCCCCATCACCGCCATCAAGGCGGTCGATACCGAGGCCGGCACATTCGAGGCCGTAGTAAGCGTGTTTTCCAACGTGGACCTCCATGGCGACCGCATCATCCCCGGCGCTTTCGCCAATAGCCTCGAGCGTTGGAGGTCATCGGGCGACCCCATCCCCGTCATATTTAGCCATGGTTGGCATGACCTCTCCAACTACCTCGGCACCGCCGACCCCAAGGATGTTCGCGAGCTCATGCCCGGCAGCACCGAACTCCCCGAGGTCATCAGAGAATTCGGCGGCCTCATGGTCAAGGGCTCCATCGACACCGACGAGCCCGAGGGCCGCAAGATTCTCAAGCTCCTCAAGGGTCGAGTCATCCGCGAGTTTTCGTTCGCCTACGACATCCTCGAGGAGGACCGCGGCGACGATGGGCACAATGAGCTCGCCGAGCTCGACCTCATCGAGGTTGGCCCGACGCTCAAAGGCGCCAACCCGCTCACCCAATTGGTCACAGCCAAGGCCCAGGCCGCCGGCATCGCATTCGACAAAGCCCTCGAGGAGGTCGCCAAGACCCTCAACACCGACAGCACCGAGCTCGCTAAGGCTTTCAAGCTCGAGCTCGATGCTCTCGAGACCGCCGAAACCGAGCCCGAGGCAGCCAAGGCCAACGTCAGCCTCGACGGGACGATCGAGGCCCATTTGCAAGCTCTCAGGGCGGCCGCGTTCGATTGGGCTCGCGAGACTTTCGGCGATGACCTCTATTGGGTTTACATCGAGGGCACCTACCCCGACCGCCTCGTCGCCTATGTCGAACTTTGGGAGGACCCCATCGACGCCGGCAATTTCTACGAGGTCCCGTACACAGTCGAGGGCGACGAGATAACCCTCGGTGAGGCCAGCCGGGTCACTCTCGACCTCGCCATCACCCCCACCGGCGGCGGCGGCGACAAGGCCGGCAGACGTTTCGGGCGGAAAGAGGGCCGGCGCAATTCGAGCACCGACTCCTCGAGGATTCAGGACATTCACAACCTCACAGCCGAGCTCGGCGCCGAGTGCGAGACCGCCGACGCCGACCCCGACGGCGAGGCCGACGATGACACCACCGAGGAATCATCGAGCGGACAAAACCGAGCGCCGGCCGTCCTAGCCGCTAGTTTGGCGGCAGAACTCAACGAGCTCGACCTATAAAAAGAGGCGAGACCCCCGCCCGAGGAGCCCCATCAAGGGCCAAGGGCCGGCGGTAAGCCACCGAGGTCGATAACCATTTCCAACCATTCGACTCAGGAGGCTCAGAAATGTCAGCGACCAAGACACCCACCAAGACCGACCGCCTCAAGGCTCTCCTTACCGAGGTCCGTGACCTCGCCAAGACAGCCACCGAGGCCGGCCGAGACTTCACAGCCGAGGAGCGGGCCGACATCGAAGCCAAGATGAACGAGGCCAACACCCTCAAAGCCGACGCCGCGCTCGAAAAGGCTATTGAGGACTTCGCCGGCGACATCGAGCTCATCGAGGACGGCAAAAAGGCCACCGCTCTCGGCGGCTCAATGCCCAACCTCGCCAAGGGCAAGACCCTCGGTAAGGCATTCGGCGAGCACATCGGCGACTACGTCAAGAGCATCACCACCGGCGACGGCCACATCAGCAAGGACGCGCGGGTCCACAGCCCAAGCATGGGCATCCCCGGCGGGCTCAAGAGCTACGGCTACCACCAGGGCACAGGCCCGAGGACGGCCAAGGCACTCATCACAGGAGCCTCAGACACCAGCGGTGGCGCGTTGGTGCAAGAGGACTTTGTTGGCGTTGTCGATGAGGGCGCCTACGCCCGCGAGCTCTCGGTGCTCGATGTCGTGACCCGAGGCCAAACCTCCTCGGACATCGTGACATTCGTGCGCGAGGACAATTTCGACAATCAGGCCGGCGTTGTTGCGGAACATACCGACATCGACACCGGCACCACCAAGCCGCAAAGCAACTTCACGCTCGAGAAGGACAGCGCCGAAGTCAAGACCATCGCCCATTGGGCAGCGGTCACCAAGCAAGCGCTCAGCGATGCGGCCCAAATCAGGACCCTCATAGACAATTTCCTCGAGTACGGCCTACTCGAGGAGCTCGAGGACCAAGTGCTCACCGGCGACGGCACCGGCGACAACTTCACAGGGCTCCTCAACACCAGCGGGGTCCAGACCATCGCATGGGACAACGACCTCCTCAGGACAGCCCGCCTCGCCAAGGCAGCGGTCCGAGTCAATGGTCGGGCGAGAGCCAACGCCTACCTCATGCATCCCAACGATGCCGCCGAGCTCGACCTCCTCAAGGATGATGTCGGCCGGTACTACTTTGGCGGTCCGTCCGATGATGGGGTCCAAAGGTTGTGGAGGCTCCCCGTGGTTGAGGCCGAGGCCATGCCCGAGGGCACGGCCATTGTTGGTGACTTCCGCCGGGCGGTCATTTATGACCGCGAGCAAGCCGGCATTGTCGCCACCGACAGCCATGCGGACTTTTTCATCCGCAACATCATCGCAATCCTCGCCGAGCTACGGGCCGCGTTCGCGGTGCACCGCCCGGCAGCATTCGCGACGTTCAGCACCGACGCGGCAGGCTCCTCCTAATAGGGACTTAGGAGGGCCCCAAAGCCCGTCAGCCAGCTAGCTAGAGGGCCCGGTTACCGCCGGGCCCTCGGCTATTGCCCTACCCTCAGGCCTCGAGCACCGACCCCACCGAGGAGCACCCATGCACATCGCATTTGTCCTACATGGCTACCCGCCGTTTCATAACGCCGGCGCCGAGACCTACGCCCACAGCCTCAACTTATGGCTCCAAAGCCGAGGGCATGAGGTCCTCGCATTGACTCGAGACTCAGCGGTCGATTGGCAGGGCATCACCGTCCGCAAACGAGGCCCGGCTCGATGGGTTGACCGCATACTCCAACACGCCGACATCATCCTCACCCATTTGGACGAGACCCCGGTTGCCGAGGCCGCGGCCCGCCGGCTCAACAAACCCGTCGCTCACATCCTCCACAACGACCGACAACTCCAATTTCACAAGGTCCAAAAGGCCGACCTCCTCATCGCCAACTCGAATTGGATAGCGGCCAGCATCCCCGACCGCCTCAAGAGCTCACCCACCGAGGTCCTCTACCCGCCCACATTCCTCACCGGCCTCGACCTCATCGGCGACGGCCGCGACGCCATCACATTGGTCAATATGCTCGAGGCCAAAGGCGCCGGCCTTTTCTACGACCTCGCCGAGAGGCTCCCCGACCGCCAATTCCTCGCCGTCACCGGCGCCTACGGTCAGCAAGTGAAACCGCCCGACCTACCCAACCTCACAGTCAGGCCCAACCGAGTCGATATGGAGCCCGTTTGGGCTCAAACCCGGCTCTACCTCCAACCCTCGAGTTATGAGAGCTACGGCAAGGCCGCGGTCGAGGCGATGGCCCACCGCATCCCGGTCCTCGCCCACCCCACCCCCGGCCTCCTCGAGAGCCTCGCCGCCGCCGGCATATTCATCGACCGAGACCAACCCGACTCATGGGCCGCGGCCATCAAAGACCTAGACAACGCCACCCACTACCGCCGGGCCGCCGGCCGGGCCCTCGAGCGGGCCCAAGAGCTCGAAGCCATCACCATCAGCCAACTCGAGCGGGTCGAGGTCGCCCTCGAGGAGCTCAACAACTAGGATGCCACCGATGGACTTAACAGGAATAGCAGCGGTAATCACCGCGGTCACCGGGCCCATCGCTCTAGTGCTCATCGCTTACCTCAACCGCAAAGTCACCCACATCGACCATGCGGTCAACGGAAAAGCCCCAGGAGCCCAAAGCATGGTGTCCCAAGTCGCCGACATACATGACGAGGTTTTGCCCGCCGGCGGCAGCCACACAAAGCCATGAGACCAATCACCGCGGCCGGCCCGGCCTACGACACAGCCAACGACACCGAACACCGGCGAAACCTTATCCTCATGGCTCTCCCGGCCACCCCCGGCCGGGCCCTCGACATCGGCGCCGGCAGCGGATGGCTCAGCCATGACCTCGCCGAGCTCGGTTGGGATGTCACCGCAGTCGAGCCCGGCCCATTCAACCGCCCCGACATAACCCACATCGACCGCCGGCTCACCAACACCGAGCTCAACGAGCTCCTCGAGGAGCGTTGGGACCTCATTACCGGGCTCAACATTGTCCACCACATGAACGACCCGAGAGCGGCCCTCATGGCCCTCTACAACCGCCGGCCGGCAACCCTCATCCTCCAAATCCCCGACCGCATCGAGGCCGGCAACCCCAAAGTCGCCGGCAACAACTACATCGACCGCCTCTATGACATCGCCCACAGCCTCGAGCCGTCGGTCCTCGGTTGGGCCAGCACCAACCTCGACCCTCGAGCGCGGCGGCCGGTCCTAGCGTGGGACACCGACATAATCATTGGGACAGTCACAGCCGGCAACGGGCACACCACCCACCAATGGCCCGAGGTCGGTGCCAAAGTCGCCACCGAGCTCGGCCTCGAACTCACCGAGGGCAGCCTCAACCTCGAGCTCGAGCGGTTTTGGAGCTCGGCCGACGAGCTCGACGTAGTAGCCGCCACCCAATGGGGTCCCATCCTCGGCCGCGAGGTCACCGTCGCCGGCGTCACAGCATGGGCCCTCAGGATGCCCGACAGCGACCAAGGGCAAAGGTTCACCGAGCTAGTCGCCGAGCACAACCTCAGAGACCTCCTCGGCCTCAATAACGGCGACCGCATCCCGCTCAGGCTCGAGCCGTCGAGCTAAGCTCGAAACCATGCCAAGTGCTCAGCACCGAGGTTGCCCGGTTTGTGGCTCGCCGGATATGGCGTGCAACGGCAACCATGCCACAGCCAATGTCGTCGCAATGCAGCGGCCCCAAAGCTCGCCGCGGTACACCGGCCCCGTAGTCGAGGCGATGAGGCCGGGCCCCAATGGGCCCTACCGGGTTCGAGCCCTCCTCGAGGAGGCCCGAGCCAAAGGTTGGGAGGTCCTCACCAAACTCGAGGACGACCCCGAGCTCAAAGCCACCGGCGGCGGTTGGTACGAGCTCCCCGACGGCACCAAAGTCCAAGGCAAAGCAAAGGCCCGCTCAGCCCTCAACAAAGCTCGAGGCCCAGGAGGGCACAAGTGAGCAGATACACCGGCCCTCTCATTCAGGTCATGCGGCCCGGCCCCAACGGGCCCTACAAAGTCATAGCCCGCGCCGACGAGGCCGAGGCCAAAGGTTGGGAGCCGGTCACCATCACAGATGAGCCCACCGCCGGCCTACCACCCGAGGAGTTTGAGGTCCAGGCCCACGCCGAGCGCGGTTTTTGGTCCAAACTATTTGGGAGCTAACCCATGACCTCGCTAGCAACCCGCGCCGACGTTGAGGCCATCCTCGGCATCACCATCACCGACGCCGACGACCAAACCCGAGCCGACCGCCTCATCGAGTTAGCCTCGGCCCTAGTTGAGGATGAGGTCG